TTGTCGATGTCGGTGGCCCGGAAGCGGGCTATCGGGTCGGAAGGCTTGTGGGGGTGGGGCCGGGCCGTGTCGGGCGCGGACATCTCCCCGACGGTGGTCGTGACGCTCGCCTTGTGGGGTGCGATGTCGACGGGCGCGAAGGTGCAGAAGCGTCAACGGACCGGCCGAGCAGTGTTCAGGGGGTGAGAGTGTGAACCGTTACGGGTGGGAGGGTGTCGCGCGTGATCTGGCTGCGGGCCGCTCCGTCGTCTACGTGGGGCGGGGTGTCGCGTGCCGCGCGGCTTTCGAGAGCATCTCGGAACTGATGCCAGAGGCTGCGCGGGTGTTTCGCGCGAACGGCGATGAGCGTATCGAGCACCCGTCGGGCGGGTCGTTGCGGTTCCGGCGCGTCGGGGCGTGGCGGCACAACCTGCGCGGCCTGACCGCCGACGTCGTCGTCTTGGACGACCCCGAAGCGGACCGAGACTTGGACTTCATCCACGCGCTGATGGCGTGCGTCGCTGGTTCACCCCACGGCGAGGTGTTGCGCGCGTGCTGAACAAGGCGGCGGCGCTCGACACGGCCGTGGAGCTGTGGGGCATCCATCAGCGGGTCGAGATGCCGCGGCTGACGCGCATCGACGAGGCGTTGAAGGTGACTCCCCCGAAGTTGGAGCGCCGCGAGTTCATCGGCCCGGCAGGCCGGCACAGGTACGCCGGGGACTTCAAGCCGACCGTCGCGATCCCGGACGACGCCCCGCCGATCATGTGGGAGTTGGCGCGCAAGGCGCAGACGAACTACCTGCCGCTGCTGGTGCGGGTGTTCCGGCAGGCGCTGCGCGTTGAGGGCTACATCACGTCGGCGCCGCCGGAGCAGAATCCGTGGCGGTGGTGGCAGGCGAACCGCATGGACGGCCGGCAAGTCGGCTTGCACGACGCGGCATTGAAGTACGGCGCCGCGTACCTTTCGGTCCTGCCCGGCGACGAGGGCCCCGCAGCGCGGGCATTCACGCCCCGCAAGCTCGCCGCGCTGTACCAAGACCCCGAGATGGACGAATGGCCGATGTACACCGTCCACGTGGACGGGTCGTCGCAGCATCTGGTCCTGACGGACGAGGAGGCCGAGTACCGGTTCGGGATCGAGGACGCAGCCGCGGTCTCGGGCATCGCCGGGCTCCCCTCGATGTCACGTCAGCTCGGGTCGTCGGCGCTGACGTTCATCGAGGCCCGCCGCCACGACGTCGGGGTGTGCCCGGTGGTCCGTTACCGCGACTCGCTGCTCCTGGAGGGTGAGGAGCAGTACGGGATCGTCGAGCCGCTCATGGTGATCCAGGAACGCATCGACGAGACCAGTTTCGGGCAGCTCGTCGCGCAGTATTTCGCCGCGTTCAAGCAGCGCGCCGTGATCGGGTGGGTGCCGGAGTCCGAGGCCGAGGAGTTGAAGGCCGGGGCGTCGCGCATCTGGTACCTCGACGTCGACAAGAACGAGGTCGACATCAAGGAGCTGACCGAGACGGACCTGACCCGGTACATCGACTCCGGGAAGTCCGCGCGGCGCGACTTCGCGTCCATCGGGCAGATTCCCGCGGGCGACCTCGGCGTCGACTCGATCAGCAACATCTCGGACGCGACACTCGCGGGGCTCGACAAGGCCAAGAACGCGCGTGCCGGGGAAATCGCGCTGTCGCTCGGGGAATCGCACGAGCAGACGCAGCGCTTGTTCGCGCGGATCGCCGGTGACGTCGAGGCCGCGACGGACTGGACGTCGGAGGTGCGGTGGGCCGAACGTGAGGCGCGGACATGGGCCGGGCAGATCGACGGCCTCGTGAAGCTAGTCCAGGCCGAGATCCTCGCTCGGGACACTGCCGTGGACATGGTCCCCGGGCTGACCGATCAGCAGGTGGAGCGCGCTCGGGCGGACGCACGGAAGGCGCGCGCCGCGGCGACCGTCGCGGCACTACGCCCGACCGCCACGCGGGTGTCGCCGGATACGGGCGGCGATGCCGTCCTCGGCTGAGGTCCAGCAGTACCGGTCGCAGATCCTCACCCTGACGGGCGCCGCGGCCGACGACCTCGCCGCATTGTGGGCGATGTGGTCGTGGGACGACCCGACCGCAGTGACCGCGGCTGCGCTGGCCGTCGTCCCGGACGTCGTGTGGACATACCAGGAAGCTTCTGCCGGGCTCGCCGCAGACACCTACGACGTGTGGCGTGAGCAGGAAGGCGTGCCAGGCCGGTTCCTGGCCTCGCCCGCCGCTGTCGCCGTCGAGGATCAGATCGCGGCCGGTGTGCGGAACGCGCTCGGGCCGCTGTGGACGGCAGACCCGGACGCAGACGCAGCCCGCTCGCTCCTGGCCGGCATGACGGCCCGCCTCGTCTCTCGGGCCGCGGCGGACACCGTCGTCGACGCTACCCGCCGCGATGAGCGGGCCGTCGGCTGGTCGCGGATCGCCCGGGCTGGGGCGTGCCGGTTCTGCCGCATGTTGGCCGGCCGGGGTGGCGTGTACCGGTCGGAGCGGTCCTCCAGGTTCGCCGCCCACGACCGTTGTCACTGCGTGGTGACGCCGTCATGGGATGCCGACGCACCGGATATGCCGGTTCTTGCGTACGTTGCGTCGCAGCGGAAGCAGACAGCGGCCGACAAGGCCCGAGTCCGGGCGTTCCTGGACGCGAACTACCCCATCTAAGACTCCCCCAGCCCCGGTCCTCGGGTGCAGGGGTGCGCGACGGCGGCGCTCAACAGCCGGTCTCCGACGGGATCACGGGAAAGGGGCACACCATGCCCAAGAAGCTTCATCGGCCGTGGCTGATGTTCGTTGTCGACCCCTCCGACGATGGCGGCGGAAGCGGCACCAACACGGGCGATCAGCAGCAGAACGACGGCGGGAAGCCCGAGCGCATGTTCACTCAGGACGACCTCGACAAGGCCGTCCGCGACCGGCTCAACCGCGAGAAAGCCAAGTACGCCGATTACGGCGACCTCAAGTCCAAGGCAGACCAGCTCGACCAGCTGACCGCGGCGCAAAAGACCGCGGAGCAGCGCGCAGCTGACGACCTCGCCAAAGCGCAGAAGGCCGCGGCCGACGCTCTCGCCGAGGCCGTCCGGTACAAGGCCGCCGGGAAGGCCGGGATCGACCCGGAGTCCGACGACTTCACGCTCATCGGGTCCGGCGACGAGGAGACCGTCATGACGCGCGCTGCGCGTCTGGGGGCGCTTCTGGCGGCGGAGCGGGAGCTCGCGCAGCTGAAGGAACAGCAGGACCGGGCCGCGGTGCCCGAGACCGGGCGTCCGCGTCCGGTGCTGCGTCCCGGGGCGACTCCTGTTGAGGCCACAGGCCGGCCGGGGTCCATCGACGCGGCGTACGAGGCGGCCCTACGTCGGGGCCGTGTCAGCTCTGACGAGAAGCAGACCAGTCAGTAGAAGCCGCCTTGCCGGGCCGTGATGCCGGGTCGGGCGCACAACCTCCACAGAAAGGGAGGACCAACCTATGGTCACCGATATTTCGGTGCGAACCGCCGGGTCCTATGGTGCCGAAGACCGGTCCTGGACCATCGGTGAGCACGGGTTCGACATGACCGAGAACGCCCCGCTGGACTACACAAAGTTCACCGGCGCGAACTTCACGGACGGCTACATCAAGTCCGGGTGTGTGCTCGGTCTGGTCACCGCGACCGGCAAGTACGGACCCTACGACGACGCCGCCACCGACGGCCGTCAGACCGCCGTGGGCATGTTGCTCAACACGACGAAGATCCCGGCGGGCACGGCCACGGTCGCGTCCGACGCGATCCTCACCCATTTCCTGTGCCGCGCGGCGCGTCTCCCGTATGCCTCCGGGCTCGGGGCGCTCGACGCGAACGCACGAATCGACCTCCGGCTTGTCCGGTTCATCTGAAAGGAGCTGACCAATGGCTGAGATCCTGTTCGATGCTCCTGTCCCCCCGGACACCCTGACCCGGTACATCGAGAAGTACGTGCCGCGGCCGGCTGAGAACCAGCTCACTGGCCTGGCGAGCGTGAACTACGTCGCTGACGACAAGGTGCGTTGGGGCACGATCACCCGCAAGAACCGGATGGCGAAGTACCGGGCGTTCGACGGGAACATCGCCCGCGCCGTCCGCGACTCTGCTGCGGAGCAGTGGGTGCCCCTGGCGCCGTTCTCCAACTCGCAGGTGACTGGCGAGTACGAGACGCTGCAGAAGGAGTTCGCGCGGATGCAGGGCGGCAACAAGGCCGTTCTCGCGGACGCGATCTACAACGACGCGGACGCCCTCACCGTCAGCATGTGGAACCGGGTCGAGAAGGCCATCGGCTCTACCGTGGCAACGGGCAAGTTCGCCGTCAACGAGAACCGCACCATGTACGAGGCCGACTACGCCATCCCGGCCGGTAACAAGATCACGGCCGCGACGCCGTGGTCGAACGCCGCGACGGCGCAGGCCGCGGACGACCTGCGGAACCTGCGCTCGGTGTACATCGCATCCGCCGGTGTCGCCCCCGGGCGGATCATCACGTCGGAGCTGGTCATCTCCTCGCTCCTGCGGAACGCGCAGATCGTGGCGGAGGCCCTCGGCACCACCTCGGGCCGGACGCGCATCACCCGCGCCGAGCTGAACGCGTGGCTCGCGTCGGAGAACCTGCCGTCGCTGGTCACCGAGGTCGAGGGCGTCATGTACAACGACGAGACCGGCGCCGACGAGCGCATCCTGCCCCAGGATCTGCTCATCATGACCCCGGCAAACCTCGGCGACGCGATCGAGTTCACGTTCGGGCTGTCCGCTTCGGCGCTCAAGCTCGTGAACTCGAACCGGACGGACCTGACGTTCGGTGACCGGACCCGCATCACGGGCATGGTCATCGAGGACGGCCCGCCGTTCCGGGAGTTCGTTTACGTCGACGCGGTCGGCATCCCCGTGATGACCGCCCCGCAGCGTGTCGTGATCGGGGACGTGCTGTGAGCCGCAAGCTGGCGAGCTACGTGAACGTCACGAACCCGGAAACTGGTGCTGCCACGACGTTCGGCCCGGACGACGACCTGCCGTCGTGGGCGGAGCAGGCCATCACCAACCCGAAGGCGTGGAGCGACACCGACGAGTCTGTGTCGCTCGAAGAGTCGGCGCAGTTCGAGCACCCCGACTCCGAACCGGACCCGGGCGCCGGCCGGTCGGGTGACTACGAGTCGCAGACCGTCGCGGAGTTGCGCGAGGAGATCAAGGCCCGCAACGAGGGCCGCGACGACGCCGACCGCGTGTCCGGTGACGGCAACAAGGCTGACCTGGTCGCGGCGCTGGTAGCCGACGACGAGGCCCGTTCCTGACAGTGGCGGGGAGGGGGCACTGTGGTGTTTCTGACGGCCGGTGACCTCTCCCCGTTCACGTCGGCGACCGAGGAGCAGTTGCAGGTGATGATCACGGACGTTGAGGCGTCCGCGGTCGCTGCCGCGCCGTGCCTGTCGGACCCGTCAGGCTTGTCTGATGCGCAAGTGGCGGTGGTGGTGGCGACATTGCGGGGCGCTGTCCTGCGGTGGGCCGACTACCTCACCCGTGATGACCGGCAGATGACGGCGGGGCCGTTCTCGATCGGCCCGGCGGGTGGGCAGTCGCAGGATCGGCGTCCGCTGTTGTGGCCTACGGAGATCTCGGCCCTGGCCGGGGTGTGCTCCGGTGCCCGCCGGGGTCGGGCGTACCTTGGGTGGCTCGCCTGATGCTGCCGACGCCGTGGACGATCGGGCACCGAGTGTGGTCCTCATCGGGGGAGCCGGACGCGCACGGGAATGTGGAGGATTCGTGGGCTGATCCGGTGGCGGTGGCGGTGCATGCGGTGTCGCCGCGCCTGTCGGATGAGCCAGTGGAGGCCAGGCGGCATCTTGTCGTGGAGGGCCTGACGGTGTACGCGCCGGCGGGCACGCTGGTGGGTGAGCATGACCGGGTGGTGTGGCCGTTCGTGCAGGACAACACGGGCGCTGTACTGCTGGCTGGGGATGAGTTCGAGGTGGACGGCCCGGTCGCGGACTGGACGTCTGGGCCGTGGAACAACCCGGTGGCGGGCGTCACGTTCGACCTGAACAGGGTGGAGGGCTGACGTGCGGATCAAGTTCAACGAGCGCGGGTTCGAGCAGCTGCTGCGGCACCCGAGGATCAAGGCTGATCTGCTGCGGCGGGCGGAGCGTATCCGTGACGCCGCCGGGGGTGAGGATGACGGGTTTGTGGCGGTGTCGGGTGAGGGCGCGACGCGGTCTCGTGCGGCGGTGATCGCGGCGTCGCGTGGGGCGCGGCGCGCGAACGCGAAGACCAACGTTCTGGTGCGGTCGATCGACGCCGGGCGGTGAGTGGTGGCGGCCGTGGTCGGCGCGGAGAGCGTGGACGTGGAGGCTCATGTCATTGCGTATCTGCGGCCGCTGCTGCCCGGGGCGACGGTCGCCACGGACATCCCGAGGTCGAAGTCTGGTGAGTTGGCGTTCCCTGCGCGGATGGTTCGGGTGTCCCGCACCGGCGGTGTTCGTTGGTCGCCGGCGCATGACCGGCCGACGGTCCTCGTGGAGTGCTGGGCCGGTAAGTCGACGAATGCATGGCGTCTGTGCGCCGATGCACGGGCGGCGCTCCTCGCCCTGGACAACACCCTCGTCCAGGCCGGTGATCCGGCCGCGCCGGCGGGTGCGTGGCTGTCGCATGTGGCGGAAGGCTCCGGGCCGGTGAACTTTGAGGACCCGCGGACGACGATGCCCAGGTATCAGTTCCTGCACGAGCTGCTGGTTCGGCGGGCGCACGTTCGGTGAATCGTTTGGGGAGGCATCATGACCGTGAAGTTGAGTCACCCGGTGTTCGGGTCAGTCGTGAAGGTCCCCGAGGCCGATGTCGCCAGGTGGGAGGCGCAGGGCTGGGCGCGTGTCCCGGCGTCGGGTGCGGAGCCGCCGCGGATCCTGCCGAAGCCAGGCGCGGGCCCGCGCGTCGTGGACGGACTGGAAGTCGACGCCGGTGAGTGACGTGTTCGATCGCCCACCGCGCGGCCGTGACCGTGTGTCGACGGCGACGGCGCTGGCGATGTTCCGTGACGAACTCACCGCGCTCGGGTTCGCGGCGGAGGACGTGCGGGAGCTGGTGCTGGTCGCGTGTGAGGGCGAGATCCGCGGCGACGGGCTGAACGTGCAGAACCCCCGCACCACCTAACCGTTTGTTGCAACAACTGAATACATCACCCCAGGGCCGGGAAGCACTGGGAAGCGAGAATAACCGTGGCCAATCTGGTCCAGAATGTCATCGCCGGTAAGCCGCTCGCTACCGGTGGCCTGCTGTCCGGTCCGCTGCTGTCGCCTTTGCCGACGGATACCGTCGCGGCGGTTGACGCGGCGATCGTCGGGGTCGGGTACATCTCCGAAGACGGGGTGTCCATGACCATCGGGCGCGAGACCGACAAGATCAAGGCGTGGGGTGGTGACGTCGTCAAGATCACCCAGAGCGAGCACTCCGTCACGCTGCAGTACACGATGATCGAGGCTGCCCGCGCGGACGTGAACCGCGAGGTGTACGGCGAGCCGAACGTCACCGCGACCGCCGCCTCCGCCTCCTCCGGGAACCTCCTCGCGGTCCGGGTCACCGCGGAGCAGCTGCCCCACCGTGTCCGGGTCATGGAGATCAAGGACGGCGACGCACGCATGCGGCTCGTCGCGCCGGACTCCCAGGTCACCGAGGTCGGCGACATCACCTTCCAGGACTCCTCCATCATCGGCTACCCCGTCACCGTCGAATGTTTCCCCGACGACGAGGGCGTGAAGCTCTACATCTACTCCGACGACGGGAAGAAGCTCGCCCCGTAACAGACCGGGCGTCTGGGGGTTTCCATCCCGGCCCGCCCCCAGACGCCCTCACACACCCTTGTGCCGGGAATCGAGTAGGAAGGGGCCGGGATGCCCACCACGCCAGCAGGCGCGAAGAAGCCCACGGACCGGAAGCCGAAAGCGACGGCGTCGGTCGATGACGACACCGTCACTCTCACCATCGGCGGCGACGAGTTCACGTCCAGGCCGTTGCACGACGTGTTCTCCCCGAAGTGGCTGCGGCTGAACCGTCGACGAGACGAGATCGACGCCGGGTACACGATGGTCGAAGACGCGTTCGAGGGCGTGCGGGGCTTCCTCGACGCGTGGGACGGGCTGTCGTTCAAGGAGCAGGCCGATTGCATCGGTGAGCTGCAGGCGGCGATGGAGACGAGCCTGGGGGAATTCATGGGCTCGTCGACCTGATCGACGAGCACCCCACCGAGGTCGAGTACGAACTGATCCGCCACGGGCAGCGGCTGCGGGACTTCCCCAACACGCGGTTCCGGTGGCGTGACCTGCTCGTGGTCCTCATGCACGCCCCGGACGATTCCCCGTTCAAGCGGGCCATGTCGGAGTGCGGACACTCCACCGCCGAACACTTGCAGCTGCTGCTACACCACACCCTCGCGGGTGCGAACTGGCAGCGCGGGTCCGGGAAAGAGAAGGACCGCCCCAAGCTGCCGGAGTGCATGCTCCCGCCGGAGCTGCGGCCGGAGAAGAAGCACCTCGGTGACGCCCGCATGAGCCTGGACGAGACCGCGGACTGGCTCGGCTGGTCACTGCCCGAAGCATCCTGACAACCACGGGCGGGGGTGCTGGTGGCCAACGGCATCGAACTCGCCACCGCGTGGGTCTCCATCGTCCCGAGCACTCAAGGGCTCCGCAAGGAAATCGCGGCGGAGATGCGCGGCGTGGAGGCCGACGCGGACCGCACCGGCCGCAACGCGGGCAAGAAGATGGGCGGCGGCATGTCCGGCGCCATGGTCGGCGTCGGGAAGAAGATCTTCGCGCCCCTGGCCGCGGCTGCCGCGACGGTCAGCATCGGGTCGTTCTTCTCCGACGCCATCAAGGGCGCGTCCGACCTGCAGCAGTCCGTGGGCGGCGTCAACACGGTCTTCGGGAAGCAGGCGGCCGCGATCAACGCCGCGTCCGCGGCGGCGTCGAAGAACCTCGGCCTGTCGAAAAACCAGTACAACGAGCTCGCGACCACGATGGGCGCGATGCTGAAAAACCAAGGTTTCAAGGACTTCGGCGACCAGACACAAATCCTGATCAAGCGCGGCGCCGACTTGGCCGCAACGTTCGGCGGCACCACGAAGGAATCCGTCGAAGCCCTCTCCGCGGCGCTCCGCGGCGAGTACGACCCGCTCGAACGGTACGGCATCACCCTGAACGAGTCGATGATCAACGCCGAACTTGCGGCGAAGGGTCAGGACAAACTCAAGGGCGCCGCGTTGGAGCAGGCCAAGGCGCAAGCCCGGGTCGCGTTGATCATGAAGCAGTCCGCGGCGGCTGAGGGTCAGTTCGCGCGGGAAGCGAACACTCACGCCGGCAAACAGGCACGACTCGCCGCCAGCTGGAAGAACTTCAGGGATACCGTCGGGTCCGCGTTGCTGCCTGCGATGTCGTCCCTGCTGGACGTATTCACGGCTGTCGGTGGCGCGATGGGTGACTTGTTCAACCGTGCCGGTGGCGGTGAGGGCGTGATGGCCCGCCTCAAGGCCGGGTTCGACGCTGTCGCGCAGTCCCCGGTGGGGCGCTGGTTCGCGGAGTTCGCGCAGCAGGTCGCGGCGAAGGTGTGGCCCGCGCTGCAAGGCATCGGGCAGACGATCACCGGTGACGTGCTGCCGGCGTTCGCGGCGTTCGGTCAGGCGCTGGTGAACTCCCCCATCATCCGCGGGCTGTTGGCGATCTTCGGGCCCGTGGTGATGGGCATGATCGACGGCCTCGTGCGGGTCGTTCGGGGCGCGGTGAACATCATCGGCGGCGCCTTGAAAGTCCTCGCGGGGATCCTGACGCTGGACTTCGGGAAGGCATGGGAGGGCCTGGTCCAGATCGTCAAGGGAGCCCTCGAAGGCGTCATCGGCCTGTTGCAGGTCGGGTTCCTCGGCCGCATAGGCGCGGTGTTGAAGGGCGCCGGAGTGATCCTCGGCGCCGCGTTCAAGGGGATCTTCGGGACCGCGTTCAAGACGATCATCACGGCCGTCTCGGAGATGGGCCTGACCGTCGGGCAGATCATCGGGAAGCTGTTCGTCGCCGCGGTGAAGGCAGCCGGGGTCGTGCTGACCGCGTTCCTCGCGACATCGCAGGCGGTGTGGGATGCCGTGTCGTCGGTGGTGTCGACGGCGTGGGGCGTGATCTCCGGGGTGTTCTCCGGGCTGGTGTCGTGGCTCGGTGGGCGCCTGTCCGCGGGCTGGGAGCAGTTCCGGGCCGCCGCTGCCACCGCGTGGAACGGCGCCGCGAGCGTGGTCTCGGCCGCGTGGGCCCGGATATCGTCGGTGTTCTCCGCGGTCGTCGGCTGGCTGTCCGGGCAACTGACCGCAGGCTGGCGAGGACTGCAGATCGCGGCACAAATAGCCTGGTCCGCGGTCACCTCAGCAGTGACGGGTGCTTGGGCTCGGATATCGTCGGTGTTCGCCACGATCGTCGCGTGGGTGACCGGGCAGCTGACCGCCGGCTGGCGGACCCTGCAGGCCGCGGCGCAGGTCGCGTGGTCGGCGATCACGAACGCGGTGGCGGCGGCGTGGGCGCGGCTCGTCGCGATCTTCACCGTGCTGCGCACCTGGGCCACCTCGACCCTGACCGGGGCGTGGAACCTGCTCCGCTCGGCCGCCGCGACCGCGTGGTCGGCGATCACCACGGCGGTGTCGACGGCGTGGTCACGGCTCCTGTCGATCTTCACGACCTTGCGCACGTGGGCCATCTCGACCCTCACCGGCGCATGGTCGACCCTGCGGTCCGCGACGTCGACCGTGTGGTCCGCGATCACCGGAGCGGTGTCGAACGCGTACTCGCGGCTCGTCGGCTGGTTCACGCCGTTGCGGACGTGGGCGACCTCGACCCTGACCGGGGCGTTCAACACGCTCCGCACGACACTGTCGACCGTCTGGTCTGGGATCACGTCGACCATCGGGAACGCGTGGAACCGGATCTCCACGTCGTTCACGAACTTGAAGAACGGCGTGAACCAGGTCTGGTCGTTCTTCCAGTCGGCGCAGCGGGGCATCGCTGACGTCTGGTCTCGCCTCACGTCGGCCGTGCAGCGCCCGATCAACGCCACCCGAACGTGGATCAACGACAACCTCGTCGGGAAGATGAACTCCGCCCTCGGCGGCATCGGCGTGTCCCTGCGCGTCCCACGCCTCGCGAAGGGCGGGTTCTGGCTCGGGCCCGGCGTCACCAAAGCCGCGGGCGGGTCCGTCCTGCCCGGCTACACCCCCGGCCGGGACGTCCACCGCTTCTGGTCCCCCACCGGCGGCCGCCTCGACCTGTCCGGCGGCGAGGCGATCATGGTGCCCGAATGGGTCCGTGCCCTCGGCCCCGCCCTGATCCGGCAGATGAACGCCATTGCCCGCCGCGGCGGCGTCGGCGCCATCCGCCGCTTCTTGTTCGGCGACGGCACCCCCGGCTCCGGCGCAGGAGACACCCCCTACCTCGGGCGAACCGCGTTCGCGTCCGGCGGGATCTGGCGGCCGCGGTCGTTCGCGGGCGGCGGGATCCTCGACACCCTCAAGGGCGTCGGCGGCGCCGTGCTGGACTTCTTCGGGAACCCGTTCGGGGCGTTCGTCGGGCTCGGGAAAGCGATCCTCGGTGACCTCCCCGGAACGGCCGGGTTCGCGTGGGGCATGGCCCGCGGGTTCATCCCGAAGGTCGCGGAAGGCGTCGCCAACAAGGCCAAGTCCCTGCTGTCGTCGATGTTCGGAGGCACCGGCCCCGTCGGGAACGGCACCGCCTCCGGGAACGTCATGGGCTGGCAGAACCAGTGGAACTGGCTCCGTAACGCAGTCCCCGGCGTCCGACTCAACTCCGGGTTCCGGCCCGGAGCGATCACCGCCACCGGCAACCGCTCCTACCACTCCCGCGGCCGCGCCATCGACGTCACCCCCTCCATGGCCGTGTTCAACCGCATCAAATCTGCGTGGGGCTCACGGATCGCGGAACTCATTTACTCCCCCGCGAACGGCGGGCAGGTGTGGCACGGCCGCCCCCACATGTACACCGGCGTCACACGCGCCATGCACTGGAATCACGTGCACTGGGCGATGAAACACGGCGGCCTGTTCGATGGCGTGAAGCTGTTCGACCAGGGCGGTCTACTCCGCAAGGGCGACGTCGCGGTCCATCAGGGCATGAAGCCTGACCGGGTGTTGACGGACGCGCAGTGGAAGGCCGTGATGCGGCACCTGCCGGTGCAGCAGCACGCGGCGTCGCCGTGGGCGGCGCTGCAGGGCGGCGTGCATGTTCACGGGGACGTGTACGGCGACCCGGAGAGGTTCGCGAAGAAGACCACGACCAGACTTCGGGATGAGCTTGCGCTTGTCTCGCTCGCGGGGGTGTAGCCGCTCGTGGGTGTCCTTGTCGCGTCCCCGAAGCCGCTTCCTCCTCCGCCGGCGCCGATCCCGTGGCCGGGGGTGGCGCGGTCGACGTGGACGGCGGACGGGCAGGATCCGATCGACTTGCTGAATCCGGCGACGGACGGGGTGATGCTCGTCCAGGACGGTGTGCGGGGCCTGGGGATGCCGCCGGTGCAGCGGTACACCAGCACGTCGCCGGCGGTGCACGGGTCCAGGTGGCGCGGTCACCGTGTAGAAGAGCGCGACGTGTTCTGGCCGTTGTTCGTGTGGTCGGACAAGGGGACGGCGGACTGGCTTGAGCGGGACGCCCGGCTGTGGCGCAGCTTCCGGCCGGACGTGGAGGGCTGGTGGGAGTTCGCCACGTCGAACGCGGTCCGGCGCCTGCGGTGCCGGTTCGTCGACGACGGTGACCATTCGTTCTCGGCGGACCCGTCACGGCGCGGCTGGGATCTGTACGGGGTGCGGCTCGTCGCGGAGGACCCGTGGTGGCACGGCTCCTCGGTGCGGGTCGAGTGGGGCAAGTCCACTGGTGAGGGGTTCCTGCCGGGGCCTCCGTTCTCGATCTCCGGGGCGCTGGACATGGGGACCGCGGTGATGCGTAACCCCGGCGACGTCCACGCCTACCCGGTGTGGACCATCCCCGGCCCCTCCTCGTCAGCGACCGTCGGGCTGCCTGGCGGGACCGTGCAGGTTCCGTTCGCGATCGCTGACGGCGAGTCCCTCGTGATCGACACGCGCCCGTCGGCGATGACCGCCATGGTGTACACCGCTGCGGGCGCCGTCGTTGACCGCACCGGCCAGCTCGGACCAAGCACGTTCGCGGCGATCCCGCCCGGGACCGCCGTCACGCTGTCGCTGTCCGCGACAGGCGGGTCCGCGGTGCAGGCCACCCTCGACCCCCTCTACTACCGGGCCTGGGGCTGACGTGACTGGCCTATCGCCGTTCACGTTGACCGTGTACACGCGGGCGTTTCAGCGGATCGGGTGGATCGGCGCGCCCCTGCGGGTCGAACTAGTCCCCCGGCACCTGTCGACCGGGTACTGCAAGGTCACCGTCCCCACCGACGACCTGCGGGTGCCGTACCTGATGGACTCCGGCGCACGCATGACCGTGCACTACCTCGGCGAGCTGGTGATGTCAGGGCGGGTGTCCGCGGCGGAGGGCGACGGGCCACGCAGGGAGGGCACGCTGACGGTCACGATCGACGATGACTTCCGGCTGCTGACGCGGCTGCTCGGCTGGCCGAACCCTGCCGGGGCCATCGATGCGCAGGGCGCGGCGACGGCATACCACACGGTCACCGGCCCCGCCGAAACCGTCCTCAAGACTGTCGTCAACGCGAACAAGGGCCGCTCGCAGCCGCCCATCACCGTCGCCGCGGACGCGGGCCGCGGAGGCCGCGTCACCGCCACCCTGCGCATGCACCCGATCGCGGACCGGGTCCTGCCGCTCCTCGAAACCGCCGGCGTCGGCGTCACCGTGCGGCAGTCCGGCGCGGGGCTCGTGGTGGACTGCTACACCCCGACCGTCCGGCCGCAGGTCATCTCGGAGGAATCCGGGGCTCTCGTGGACTGGGCCTGGTCGAGTCAGGCCCCGTCCGCGACCCGCGTTGTGGTCGGCGGCCAGGGCGAAGGCACGGCGCGAGAGTTCCTGTCGGTGATCGACACGGACCGCGAGCAGCTGTGGGGCGAGACGATCGAGGTGTTCAGGGACGCCCGCGACACCGAAGACCCCGCGGTTCACGCCGAACGCGGCAACGAGACGTTGGCGGAAGGCGACGCCACCACCGGGTTGACCCTCACGCTCGCCGAGACCGCCGGTTTCCGGTACGGCAAGTCCGTGCGGGTCGGGGACACCGTGACCGTGCAAGTCGCCCCCGGGGTGACGGTGACCGACACCCTCCGCGAAGCACAAATCGTGTGGGACGCCCAAGACGGCCTGAAGGTGACACCGATCGTCGGGGAACGCTCCGACGACCCGTCCGTGACCCTGCGCAGCACCATCAACCGGCTCGCCCGCTCCATCCGCGACATGAGAACGAGGTGATCAGCTAGTGGCGATCGTGTCTGTCGGGTACGGCACCGACAGCATCAACGAAGGCGAGTGGGCGGGAATCGCCGCGCACCT